GGCCAAAAAAATGCCTCTAATAAAGAGGCATTGGATAAGATAAATGATTTTACTTGGCTAGAAGTTCGTTGGCTAGCGGAAAAATCTCAGCTATCACCTTAGCACAGGCAATAGCAACTTCTTGGTGTTCAAGTTGAGTACCATTAGCACTTCGCAATTCAATAAAGTGAATCCAGCTACGTAGTGTTCCATTCATATATAAACGACTTTCTGTAAGACCTTCTGGCAATACAGCACGAGCTTGTTCTTTTGCTATGCCCTTATCGATAGCTTGAGCGTAGGCAATTTTAGACTGTTCAATGATCCATTTTTGTTTAGCATCCCACCATGCTTGTAACTCTGAATCATCTGAGGCGATACTATTCTGTCTATTTTTTGGATCTTGGAGTCGTGCTTCTCGCAGTACAAACGACAGGTCTTTAGTAGGGTCAGCATATCGCTGACTGAATTCTTGGAAACTGAAACTTCTGTGTCGCAAGATTTGGCGGGCAATGTCTCTGGTTGTGGTAATTTCGATACAGGCGGAGACCATTTCAAGTGGGCTCCAGTGCTGGTGTTTGACCAAGTATCTGATGAGTTTTTCGGATGTGTCTGTGTTGAGCTGATTGGAAGGATTGCTGACACGGGCGCAATACGCAATGAGTTCCTGTGCATCTTCGATGCCCATATTTCGAAATTCGGCTGCGGGTTGACTATATGATAAAAGTTTAACATTCATTTATAATTTTCTTTTCTTTAGAAACTTTTGCGTATCTTTTTCTATGTCTTTTTTAATACGCACAGTGTCAAGTTTAAAATCGACGTCGACAATTCTGTTTTCGTATGTCTTAAATAATTCAGACAACGAACTTTCAAAAGTGTCCCATCCCTTCTTTTGCACTTCAGCTGTAACTTTTACTTCCCAAATCTTGCCATCTTTAAACGTGATAATAACCGCATGGAGATACCGTAAAGGTAGAACACGGAGTTTTACCTCTCCAAATACTTCTGGCCAACTATCGATGACTTCTTTGGGAAGAATTCTTCCCTGTTGGATCACTTTGCTTTTTTGGTCGGAACCAATTCCTCAGCCATGCGTCTAAAAGCCGCGGCCTCTTTAGCAAGTTTATCCGCCTTAGAACGATAGTCTTTAGCTTGCTCATCTACAGTTAATGCTACAGCCGGAACTTCTGACGCAGATGATGTTGTTTTGCTTACATCAGCAGTTTCAGTTGGCATATTACTAACTGATGCAACTTCTTTAACTTCAACTTTATCATTACTACCCGGCTTAATACATAAACCGTCAACAGCAACACCGCGTTGTTCTGCAATAATTTGATTAAGTTCTGATAACAAAATAGATGCGTTCATAGTTGGAATCATTTCAACTTCGCTTGTACCAATTTTGATTAGTCGGCCTTGCTGATGTAATGCTGGCAACATACGACTACCATTTGGAAATTGTGTACGATCTAATGCATCCGCAAATTCATACGATTCTTGTGCTGTTGAACTTTCGACACAGTTGATGATTGCGTTATGCATTTCATCTGGCATGTTTTCAGTTGGTACTACAAGACAGCTATAAGCGTCTCCGGGTAGTGTTCTATAAGCTACTAACACTTTCTTACCGGATGCTTTAATTCTACCTACGTGTTTTAGTGATTGCATAATTATACTCCTGGTTTAGTCGCTTCTGCTTGTTTGGCTACTTGGTCTAAAAATGTTGACAATTTAGTATAAGTTTGACCTACAACTGTCATTTCGTTAGGTTTAAATGCGCCACGCGAGCTAGCGATATCGATAATAACTTTCATTGCATTTAAGTCATTAATTGTTAATTCGTTGGCATCTGCTTTTGGGGCATCTTGGCCAGCCGGTACTTCTTGTTTTTCCACTTGTTCAGTCATGGTATCTCCTTAAATTAAGTGTGTATATAATTTATCTCGTTTGTAAAAACGGACATGCGATTGTGAAGAAACTGAGTTCTTTCTCAGATTCAAACCCAATACGTGTATTATATGTAATTGTATTAGTATGATCAAGGGCCAACGATTGCCCTATATAATATCGACTATTTAAATTAGTTTTAATCCAACTGTCTAAATTACGTAGTAATGTTGGCGTATACTTATCTATAGAAGTATATTTAAAATGCGGAGCGGCAAACTCCACCCTCCGAAATCCAAAGTAATTTAGAGGATTTGGCTTGCCATTCTTTAATGCCATTACGCTGTTGCCTTAGCTTCTTCGTAGTATGCAAACTCACCAAATGGTGGAACAATAGTGTTATTACCGTGAATGATGAATACTGCATCACAATGGCTTTCATCGCCCCATGAACCGTATGGGTATCCATCTGTAAACATGATAAACTTTTTAGGGTTAATATCGTGTTCTTTCATGTATTCGTAGTTACAATCAAAGTCGGTACCGCCACCACCCATTGGCTCATAGTCATCAAACTCGTCCATAGTGTATCCGTCAAAATCGGCTTCGTTGTATACTTGCGTATCAAAACACCAAACTTTAATTTTAAAGTCTTTGTACTCTTGCATAATGCCTTTAATTTCTGACAAGAAATCTTTAGCTTGTTCGTCACCGATTGAACCTGACATGTCAATTGCTACGCAGATGTCAATAGTTTCTTGGAATTGTTGCCCTGGCAAAATTGCATTCATATGCCATCCCTTACGATTCATACGTAGGAATGAATAGTCGTTCTTAATAGTACTTTGAATTTGCTGGCGCAATATTTCACGCCAGTTCATTTTAGGCTCTGTAAGATCTTTAATCATACGTTGGACGCTTGCAGGTACATTTCCTGCACCCGCCGCTTGTGCCGCACCAATTACTGCCTCACGCATCTCGTCACGAATAGCTTTAAGCTCATCTTTAGTGTATTGCGGTTGGTTACCGTTATTACCGTTGTCACCCCAATCAACGTGTTCGTCAAGCAACTGACCCAATGCGGCCAATTGTTCATCATCATACTTTTCGTAAATTTCGTCGTATACTTGTTCAGCACTCCAACCATAATATTTAGGATCATGGAAGATTTTAATTTCTGGAGGTTGTTCACCAATTCGGTCACGTACCAATTGTCCGTTAACAACATAGTCAGCCGCCGCATTAAAGATTTTACGATCACGGCTTTCATTACGACCAATGTGATCAAATACTGCATGGAGAATCTCGTGTGCAATAACAAACTCTACTTGTTTAGTAGTAAGGGGTGTAAAAAACTCTCGATTAAAATAAATGTTACGACCGTCTGTAGCGGCAGTAGGAAGCCAATCACTTGCTTCTTTAATTTGTAGACGTGTAGCAAGATTTCCAAAGAATGGATGGCGGAGTAGCAAGCCTACTCGTGCTACGATAATTTTGTCAATAATTGGATCTGCGTGTGCCATCTCTTCTCCTAATGTTTCAATATGTATATATTATAACAGGACCCGTAGGTCCTGTCAATTGATGCTATGCCAAATTACTTCTCTGTAGCCTGGGCAATGTACTTACCAAACTTAGCATGGAAATCATCAAAACATGCAATTTCATCTGGATCTAACGGCAACTTGTAAGTTGACAACGATAGTTTAGTACCCATGATTACCAATTCAGTTTCAAAATTATCCATCATAAATTGGAAGAAGTTATTAACCTTTGAATTCCAATCTTTATCTTTCTTGTCACATGCATCTTTAAGTTCGTAGCACAGGCTAACAACTAACGAGTATTGTGCAGAGATTTCTTTAGATTTCATCTCTTTAACTTTACCTAACAAAATGTCTGTTGGGTTAGGCATTTTGCTAGAGTGTTTACGGTGCGCCATAAACTTAACAGCAAGCCCTTCACCTACAGATCCGCAAGTTAGATCAGTTAATGTATCCGCATCACAGTCATCATCAATAAGTAATTCGCTAACAAAGGACCAGCTACGTGGAGTAGCAAAAGCACGTGAACCTGACTTTGGATCAAAGTCGTATAAGTCTTTCTTGCTAAAAGTCAAAAAGCCCACAACGTCTTTATGCACTTTGTTTTCAACTGCCCAATCCTGCCAGTCTTCCCACTCAACTGTCATCTCTAAGTGAACAAATCGATTAGCCAACGGAGCAGGCATACGATAAGTAACACCCTTGTCAGTTTCACGGTTACCAGCCGCAACAATTACAACATTGTCTGGTAACTCGTATGCACCAACACGGCGGTTCAAAACCAATTGATAAGCCGCGGCCTGCACACTAGGAGCCGCAGAGTTCATTTCGTCCAAGAATAAAATAACTTGTTTATGTTGTGCCGCAAATGCTTTGCTAGGCAGTTCTGACGGGGGAGCCCAACGCATAGTGCCATCGTTAGAATCAAAATACGGAATACCTTTAATATCAGTGGGTTCCCACAGGCTCAAACGTACATCAATTACGTAAGCTTCAAGCTCAGTACCGAGCTGTTTGATAATATCTGATTTGCCAATTCCGGGAGGACCCCAGAGAAAGATTGGACGCTTGCTTTTAAAAGCCTTACGTAGAGACTTTTTAGCATTTTTTGGGCCAACTGTGCGGCTGTTAATTTCTGCCATTTTATATTTCCTTAAAGTTGCGGGTTAAAGTTGTTTCGCTATGTATGTATTATAGCGCAATACAGCAACTCTGTCAAGCAGACTTTTAGGAGTCTAGTTCTTTTTGGCGTTCATTCATAGCTTTAATGAGTCCAAATTTTCGGATATCGTCAGAGAACAGATACAGCTCAAACGACTTTTTTTCCGAAAATACAGTAATACTTTCAGTTGTTAAAAAATACGGGCAGTCAATGTATCTTTCTAAAAAGATAATTGTTTGTGGACTAAGCTCAATAGACTCTGTAAATGGAACTTCGTAACTTTTTAATTCTAAGTCGTTAGTTAAGAACTCAAAACCTTTATCACTTAGTCTAAATGCATTTTGCTTATTGACACGATTTGATTGCCACCAAGTTCTAGAGTACATGCTTAGATTTGCATCATCTGTACTCTTTCCCCATTGTTGGAGAAATATTTTGGTTAACGTGTCTCGATCTATCATTTTACAATAGTACCGGACGTTAATTTAACAACTTGGAAATCAGTAGTACCAAATGTTAAATTTAATTTTTTAGCTAGATTGTGTGCGTGACCAGGATTACTAAAAGATACTTTTTTGTATTTAGGTCCAGGGTAACTCGTAAGGCTATTAAAGCTCTTAAGGTTGAAAGGCTCATTTTTATAGAAGACAGCCCAAATAGCTTCCGCTTCTAGGATTTGTTCTGCCTTATATGTTTTCTTACTAATATACTCTAAAAGTATGCGCGGTTTTGGTCTTGACATCTCGTAAAACTCTCCAATTAACTACGCATATATTTATCCTTATTTGTCGCTAAACGTACCGCCATCCATTGAAACTGTAATAACATCGGTATCTACACTACTCTTTAATGCATTAAACATGGTTTCGTAGTCTTGTAACAGTTTTTCCTGCAATTCGTTTAATGCCAAGCACAGTAGTCTAGCCTGTTGAATAGACATTTTAACTTCCTTTGCCTGACTTAATTCGGCAGACCTTACACTTTGTATAAATTGAGTTAACGGTGCTAAATTAATCTGATTTTGCATTTGACAGTACCGTTTTCATTTCTAAGTCTGATTTAAATGGACCCTTACTTGGATAGCGTTCAATAGTAATTAATTTAGGGCAAAAGCTCTTAACCCATCCTTTATCAAATTTAATTACATAATATCCTGCACAGTATAAACTTTTACTTGCGTTGCTTTTAGTAAACAAGGGTAGCTTTTTTTGTACGTTGTACATGGCATTGTAAGGTCTGCTACTAGTTGGATATCCGTGGCATTCATTTAGTACACTAGTTGTAACTTTAACTTTTGAACTTGTAAGAAAAAATTCCTTACCAAATTGTTTGGTTAGATCGTCTTTCTTATTAAACATAACTTCACCGTTAGTACTAGATAAAACAAACTTGTTATTTTCTTTTTTATGTAGTGTGGCAATTTTTTCACCATCTTTTTCTACAATCCAGAATTTGCCATCTACGATGGGCTTTGCGTGTATCTCTGTCATTTCTTTATCCTCGTTCATATCTTATTTTAGAAACATATTGTTGACCCGGATTAATGTTAGATCCGGAAACTGCCTTAATTGCAATTGAAAATCTGTCTTTCCTTGCGTGTGCAGTTAATGGCATAACTGCGTGTTCAATGCGTGAATCAAATACAATAACTCTACCGGGTACAAACTCATAACAATAATGATGCTGTGATTCTTCGTTAAAGAATTTGATTTCACCACCCCAGTTACTTTGCCAGAAGTAATTAACAAATACTAAAATAGTAAATGCATCTTCAAATGCACTGTCAGTGTGCTGTCCCACTTTTGCCATTTGACTGTAATGATTGATATAACACGAACTAACTGCAAGATCTTTTTGTAACGCATTTGCAATTTTTTTAACAAGTGGTTCTAACGGCGATGAATTAAATATTTGTGCTGTTAAGTATGATACAAATCTTTCATCTTGCTCGGGTGTAAACATGCTTGTTCCGTGCAATGGCGCATACTTACTGTTAAAAGTAAGAATGTTTAATTCTTCAATTTGGTAGGTTTCTAATACATTATCAAACAGAAAAACAGATTTTCCATTAACTATTAATTCTTCAGTCAATTGCACCACCTTCACTATCGGGCTTGGGATTATCTACACTCCATGGCCAACTTGTATTAGGATCGGGTCTGGGTTTTAGTTTAACGTTTTCTTCAATCACCGTACCATCTTCTTCGCAAAGACTAATTTGGTACGGGGCATTAATAAGCAGATAGTCGTCTTCAACTTGCCAATCATGTTCACCGTCAAATAACCAAGCCGCACCGCCTTCGTGATACGATGTTTCAAACGCTTCTTTTTGCTCGTCTGTAAAATCATCACTGTATTCAAAGTAGCAGGCAATACCATCATCAAGTTCAGCACCCCAACCAACGTTTGTCTGAGCTTGTGCTTGTGTGTCACCCTCATATGGCAAATTACAATCCATATCCGCTTCAACAAAACCCTGCCCCCAACGATAGTGATCTTCAATGTTAATCCAGCTAGTAGAACCGTCTGAGTTATCTCGGAACAGTTCTATGTTCCAACAAATGCTTTTCTTTTCAAGCGGCTTGATTAGATATACTTTAGACATTATTTTTCCTTACTGATCTAACGGTAATGTATTCCACTCTTTAATTAGAGCTAGTACTTCTTCTTCTGAGTTGCAAAGAGTCTTGGTATTTTTCCATTCTTCTTTTTTATCTCGTCCGCCAATTTCTACCATCCAACCGTTATCGTAACGATTGATGCTGATGTTTTCATTTACTTTTGCTAGTTTACTTAGTTGTGACATTTTAGTCTCCTTAAAATTTGTAAATTTCCATTGTATATGCTGGATCTTTAAATATTTTTTCTTTAATTCTAATTTCTAATCTTGTTTTACCACTGTATACTTTAACATTGGCTATTGTTGGATCAATGATTGATGTTACCACCATCGATTTATTTTGCTTACTAAACGTACATGCAGTATCTAAATATTGTAATGTAGTATTACTAATTTTAAATCCCGCAAGTGAACAATTTAATGTATCTGAGTCTCTAAAGATAGCCAATAAATAATACTCCTTAATTGCCGACACTTTCTTCATCCAGCCATTAACGTATAAATTCCAAAGTTGGTGTTTATCTTGATTCCTAAAATACTCCGATGACAATTCAGTTTCGGATAACGGTTGATACATACTTGCTTCAGTAGTTGCAGTTTTTAATGTTTGCACACTCTTAACATCAATTCCAATGTTAGTACCGATACTCACATCAGCAATACCTTTCCCAGCACCACACCATTTGCCACCTGCAATACTGTCAGCAACGGCATATTCCCATAACTCTTTACCCATACTAGCAGGTCTACCTAACGCAATATGTTTACGTAACGGTTGTATAACAGGATCAATTTCTTTTTGAAACTGTGTTATAAAATTTGCACCAACTAAAGTTATCAAGTTAGCAACTGGGATAGGTGTTAAGCAAAAAGTCATTTACTTTTAAATCGTTTAAAAAAATTGAATAAGTTTAAAAATCGAGACTTGTATGGATCGTTCATTATTGTTTCTACTATACTAGGACGATGGGGACATCGACCTTGTTTGTAATCACAATCTGAATGAATTGGCTTATAGCACACTGCACATTTTTTCCTCATTTCAGCTCTCAAATAAATTTACTGCGGCTTTAGTAGTTGGATATTTTGCTTGGAATGGTTCTGCATACGTTTGTATGTTGTCTGCAATCTTTTTCATGTCCCACGCATTGCAGAATTTAAGCATACGAATACCTACTTGGTCAACCATTTTAGGTGTAGCATGAGTTTCGATTGTTTCTGTAATACATTGTTTAATGTCTTCTGGTTGTGCTGTTAAGTCGCATAAGTGTACATTACGTAGATAGTCATCTAGTACACGATGTTCTACACCATTATGGTCAACCCACCTCTGAAGCATGAGATTGTTCCACGAGAAGCCTTTGCTTTTACGGTCTTCAAACGCTTCGGTAAGACCCACTTTATTCTTGCTACCTTTTGTTCTTACGCCAGGATATGCTGAGAAAACATTGTCGCTAGTGTCGCCACGCATACATTTTTCAAACAGCATCCATTCTGGATCTTGTGCGGCTTTAGGTTCACCAGTTTTTTTATCTTTAACGGGTTTACCTTTAGCATCGAACGTGCCTTCGTGTGTAATATGTAAATCACCTACACCGTTATACTGACTTACATTATGCTTAATCAATTGTGCAAAGTCGCCGTCAGTTGAAATGATAACGTGCTTTGCATCCGGATGTGCTTGCGTCCAGCCAGCAATCAAATCGTCAGCTTCTAAACGTGGGTGTTGTAATACTGTACAGTTAGTCTTCTCTGTAACAAATTTCTTAAATTCGTCAAATGCTTCCCAGAACAATTTGTCTTCATCTTGTTCACGTTGCGTCATAGCCGCACGAGTCTCTTGCCTGTTGGCTTTGTACGGCTTGTAAAAATCTTTACGCCAGCTTCTACCTTCGAGACAGAACACTACATGGCTACCACCAAAGTCTTGCCAAGCCTTCTTAATGCTGTTAAGTGTAATATGAAAGGCCAT